GAAACCGCGAGCTTGGGCATAGGTTATCTGACCTGTACCGTCGGTTTCATAGCCGGTACTGGAACCAGCACCCCAAACGTTTGATTGTTTCGCAATTCCTACTACTGGGGCTGATTCTCCCAGGGCAAGAAGTACAGCGTCTCCCTTTTGGGTCCAAGGCAGACATGAGGTAAAATAATCGTGTCTTTTTCCACGTCGTAACAACGTGTAATCAGCAGCATCATCTGGCCCATCATCCTTTGGTACATCGACTTGATCTTGAAGGTTTTGGTCCCTGAACCATTCGTTCCAAATTAAATTGTAGGCTCGAAGCGGTAATGCTGAAAATTCATACGCTGCACCGACTTTTGTCGGTAGACCGAAATAATCGTAAATTGTTTCGTTGCTTGCGTTTACTAGATCATCGATCACCGGAATGTCGTAATCCACAGAATCCGCAGGATTCACACGTTCACCACAGAATTTTTGCCAGTTTTCCCAAACAAGGCGGAATGGAACCGCAAAGAAAAACGTGTCCATCCTCATATTATCCATGATTGGATAGATCGGGGTTGAAAGACGGGAAAATCCCTGGACACTCAGTTTGAAAGTATCGCCAGGTAGGGCCTCATCGAGATAAATCGGGACCAAATATCCGGCGTCAAATGTGGTTTTGTATCCATGTGAACGGTCGAATTTTGATCGTGGAATTTCTACGCTTGGAACATTGGAGAACTGATGCTGCATTACTGTTTTCATTATTGTTGCTCCCATTCACGTTTGATGTCTTTTCCTGTGTAAATGGTTTCAGCCTGTACCGGGGTTACCTCACCAGTGATTTTATCGTAAAGCGCAACTTTTCTTACCTCGAAGCATTCGATGAAGTGATGAACCATTGACCGTCGATCGTCGGCCAACATCCGAAAATGACGCTCTGCGAAAAGGTCACCAGTAGCGAAAAAGGGCGTGTCGTGTATTTCCGCTCTTTTGTCATAAATCGAGTACATTATAATAGTTTTCATCTTCGATGTTCCTCCTTAGTGTTTTGGTAACCCTCTGTAGATGTATTTCCTGTTGGTACATTCGTTTTACGGATTCATCCTTTTGTTTTTCTTTTCTCCGCTCCTTTATTTGTAGGTATTTGTCATTATTTTCGCGCGAGTATTGAACATCATAATATCGCGGTGGGCGTTGTTTGTGACCGTTTAGCGTGAAATAATCTTTTGGATATACATCTGTCATATATTGATTGATCCATCCGTATCCTATACCGGGACGCCTCGACATTAACGCGAATTCCGGCGTTTTCCCCTGGTAATGTGCCTGCGCGGATGGTCCTGTGATTTTTTTTGTGCAGTATCGTGCAACGTATGCCGCACTTTGAAACGTGAGATCGCCGATAGTAGAGAAACCATACGGCCACAGGTTTTCCAGAGCTTCAGACCGATAGAGAGTATCCTTGCTAGGGCTATACTTGCCTTGATAGGATCGATTCCGGCCCTGTCGCCATAATTTTTTGTCACCAAAAGCAATGCCAAATAGACACACATGGTAATGAGGACGTCCCAGTTTATCACCATATTCTCCGCATCCATAATATCTTACCTCTTTTTGATATTTTTTCCGCAAACGCCTTATGAATTTTGGGATCGCCTCTTTATCTAAACTTTTTGTAGCTGGCAGGTTCTTTTCCGAGTAGGTTAGTGTTACGAATGTATTATGATCATGTAATTGGGCCTCGTGCGCACAACGCACGGCCCAAGTCCTGGATCGTTCCAGACGGCACCCTATACACGATCCGCAGGGACGCCAGACTGCATGTCCCTGCCCGTCGTATGTGCCTTGAGGATTCTTACACCGCAATGCTCGACCTTTTACTCCCGTTATTTTTGTGGAATCGCCGCTGCGCGGCTCTGTTTGATTTTAAAGGAAAGGCCGCTTGCGCGGCCTTACTTTTTTTCTTATAGTCGGGTTCCCCCTCTTAGTAGTCCGGGTCTGCGACGGTTACCGGCACGGACCCGGAACCCTGAACGAAACACACGGCGGCTCTTTTTTCTTCCGATTTTTTGACGAAATCGCATATCTGTCCCCTTTTCTGTTTTTTTTGGTTTTTGGTTCTTTTTTTGTTTTTAATATGAACTGATTGCGATTGTCAACTAAAATGTCTAAACGATAACGGCTTCGCCCTGTGTTTCTTTTTTTTTGTTACTGGTCCCTGGTTTGGGACCAGTCAGCACTATTACATCAAGTGGGTGAGTGCTGGCCGCCTGGTGGCGGCTTGATCCTTGCACGGGGCAAGGTGTTGTTTTTGTTGACTTTTTAATGCATGCCTGTGCATGCTCGTCACGCCGGTCAATTTCCTTGCTTCGCAAGGGACCGGCTTGTTTTTTTCCTGGCCTTGGGGCTTTTTGTTTTTGTTGGTTTTTTTTCGGAATCAAAAAAAAAAAACGGGGCTCCGACCTCTTGTAGGGTCGGACTGCCCCGTTTTTTTTTTTGGACTGACCTCTGGTTTGATTACCCTGTCGTAGGGGTGACCACGCCGGGATCCGGCGGCTTAGTGGTCACATGCTCACCTAGACCATCGTGTTCTGGCCTGGTAGTTTCCCTTATCAAACCTAATTTAATCGCTTCGTCGCGATTTTCCGCTTTCTCGAAAAATTGCAAAAATTGCGCCGGATCGTTCCGGAAACGATGCCGAATCTTCGCCGGGAGTTTATTGAATTGACTGTATGCTCCCGCAATTTTATTTTGTGCGGTTTGGAAGTCGAGTCCGGTCATGTCGCCATATTGAGCCTCGATCTTTTGAACGTGTTCGATAAGACCAGTCTTGTCATATCTTCGAATGATTTCATTTACATCACACATTTTTCGATGAGCTTGTTCGGTTGTGTATTGTGGTTTCCCTGGCTCAACCTCTTTACCTGGCCGACAGCAGAAAACCCTCATAACGTCACCTGTAGTTGTCGGATTCTCTTGCTCGATTTCCTGTCTAAATGCTTTGCTCATTTTTTTATCTCCCATGTACGGCTTGCATGATCGCGCGGATCACGCCGATCACAGCGCCTGATGGTGACCGGTAGATTTCATTTATTTCCTGTAGGGCCTGTACCTTTAGGGCTATTTCCTTTGCGGTTTGACTCAGAACCTCTTTTTCGTTTTCCACTTTTTTTGTTAATGCTTGCATTTGTTCAGCGGAAGCCATGTTTAACTTTGACCGGCTCCCGCTTTCCGAAACCTGTTGCTTTACCAAGTCAATTTCATGTCTGATTTTGTAGAAATTCGCCTCTAGGTTCGTGAGCTCTTGATATGTCTTTCGCTCTTGCGTGTTTGCCAAACCGGCTTTTTCCCTGGCCTCGTATGCTTTGGCTACAGACTCCATCGACCTTTTAAGCGCTAGCTCTGTGTCTGCTTTTGTTTTTCCTACTTCAGCTTCAGTTTTTGCGGTTTCGGCCAGTGCCTTTGCAGATGACCCGAAATCACTGACCGGACTTTGCGCCATGTTCCCTGATGGCATGGGCGCTGTGACTCCCTGGCCCACTTGAAATCCGCCACCGGCCGCTAGAATCGGATTAAGGCCGGCCGCCCTCAGATCAGCGGCGGTATCCTGAAACCTGGTCTTATAGGCCCCGTAGGTTCGATCGAACGCCTCTTTCGCACTAGCTGTATTGTAATCGTTGGCATAATCAGCATTTGGCCGCTGAATGACCTCCGAGCTTAGATAATCCTTACCTAAGCTTAATGCTGACGAGAACAGCGGCCCAATTACGGGTTCGATGAAACTAGATATTGAATCGAAGAATCCCATTTTATTTTTCCTCGAATAGACTTAGTTGTTTCAGATCTGCTTCACGCCTTTTTTTTATCCATCGTTTTAACTCCGCCAACTCCCTTTGCAGTTTTTGCCGTTGTTCGTTTTTTTTTGTTTTTGACAACCATTCACCAATACGTTGTTTTCGTAACTCCAGAATATTATCTCTATCCATTCCCGTGTGGCACCTAAAAATGGTCAATTAGACCCGGGACACTGTAAACGGGCATCGGACGGGTGCAGGAAAGGTTGAGATAGGAATCGAATATAAAATGTGGTTCCGTAGGAGTTGCAATCACACGATCAATGGGCGGATTGTCCACAATAAACGTATCGTCTAATGTGGGTGTCGATCCGAATTCGATGCCTAGATGCCACGCATCCAGACTGGCGGCATCATTTGAACGGAATTTTCCGGTAATTCGACTTGGTTTGTACCTATACTCCGCATATCTTTCCTGGTACCCAAACACCTGGTCCGCCACACCATTACCAATCGTTGTGCTGTCGATGTAAATCTCTTTATTTAGAACGGCTTGCTCACCCAGGTGCGCCAGACTTGGCCAGTAGAAATCATACCTGGTTCGACGGGACCACATCCGCTCTAGGCCCTCTTGATACGTCAGATCGGCCCGAACGTTGACAAGCCCGATAATGATGCAGTGCTCGGTGAAAGACTTCACAAAACCATGACCTCCGAACGCTGATACGCCCATAGCGCCTAATTTTCCGGGGCTGGTATCTGTACGTGCTACTGGAGTGATATTTACCGGGGTTGATCCGCCACCGAGATATTCCGGCCTCTGTAACCGGCTGTCTTCCGATTGTACGCCGAAATGACTTTGAATAATCTCGGTGTACCGTGTTCCTGCCCGTGCATCTTTTTCAAGCAGCCTTTGGACCTGTATTGCTTCTCGTAACTCATTTACTGTTGGTCCGATTGCGGCACTTAAATCCGCTCGAATGTTTGGGAATCCCGCATTGTTCGGGTCCTCTTCGCCTATCCATGAATTATCGGCGTTTGAACCGCTGAAACCGCGAGCTTGGGCATAGGTTATCTGACCTGTACCGTCGGTTTCATAGCCGGTACTGGAACCAGCACCCCAAACGTTTGATTGTTTCGCAATTCCTACTACTGGGGCTGATTCTCCC